AGAGATCGCAAGGAAGAATGGTAAGAGCACCCTGGCCGCGGGGATCGGGTTGTATCTGCTCGATGCGGATGGCGAGCCTGGGGCAGAGGTGTACACGGCCGCGACCAAGCGCGACCAGGCGCGCATTGTTCACGGCGAGGCGATCAGGATGCGGGATGCGTCGCGGTCGCTGTCGGCGAGGATTCAGAAGTTCAAGGACAATTTGAGCGTGCCGAGTACGGCCTCGAAATATGAGCCCCTGGGTCGAGATGCTGACAGCCTGGATGGGCTTAATGTGCATGGGGCTATCGTCGATGAGCTGCACGCCCACAAGAACAGGGAGATGTGGGATGTGCTCGATACGGCGACCGGGTCGCGGAGGCAGCCGTTAATTTTGGGGATCACGACGGCGGGATATGACAGGAAGTCGGTTTGTTGGGAGCTACATGAATACACTGAGAAGGTTTTGAGCCGGGTGATCGAGGATGACCGGCATTTCGGGGTCGTGTATGGTTTGGATGAAGGGGATGCGTGGGAGGATGAAGAGAATTGGCGAAAGGCGAATCCTAATCTGGGAGTGAGCAAGAAGTGGGACGATATGAGGCGGAAGGCGGCGCGGGCGAAGGAGGCGCCGGCGGCGTTGAATGCGTTCCTGCGGCTGGAGTTGAATGTGTGGACGCAAGTGGAAAAGCGGTGGCTCGACCCAGAGGACTGGGCGGGATGTAAGGGGGATGTGGATGAGGGAGCGCTGGCCGGGCGGTTGTGTTTCTTTGGGTTGGACCTGGCATCGACTATCGACCTGGCGGCGGCGGCGTTTGTGTTTTCGCCAGAAGATGGGAGCGGTGTGTATAAGGTGATCTGGCGGTTCTGGTGCCCGGCGGATCGAATTCAAGAGCGGACGCATAAGGATCGGGTGCCGTATGACGCCTGGCAGCGAGGCGGGTGGATTCGGATGACGGAGGGTAATGTGATTGACTATGACTGGATTCTGCATGACATCGAGGAGATGGCGCAGAAGTTTGCAATTCGGCGGGTGGCATACGATCCGTGGAATGCGAGTTGGATGGCGCAGAAGCTGACAAATCTGGGGCTGGAAACGGTGGAGGCGCGGCAAGGATTCGTGAGCATGACGGCGCCGATGAAGGAGCTGGAGAAGCTGGTAATCAGCCGGAAGCTGGCGCATGGGGGGAATCCGGTGCTGCGCTGGATGGCGGATAATGTGGCGGCGAAGCAAGATCCGGCGGGCAATGTGAAGCCGGACAAGTCGAAGAGTACGAACCGCATCGACGGGATTGTCGCCAGCGTGATGGCGATTGGGCGGGCGAGTGTGGCGGCCGGGCCGGCGGTGTCGATTTATGAGGAGCGGGGCGTGCGGGAGTTGTGATGCGTCAAACGTCAAACGTCATGCGTCATGGGTGAGTTCTTCGACCTGGTTGGCGCCGTGGCGGTGATCGTGGTGATGCTGGGGTGTGTGGTGGGGATCAGTTGGCTGGAGGGGTAGATGGCAGTTAGCGGCGGGGCGACGACGGCGTATGTGTGCCAGGTGTCGGGCTATGAGTTGACGTGCCAGCCGACGACGCGGCTGCGGTCGGAGTGTGCGACGGTCGATCATGCGCTGATTGAGTTGGCGAAGGGCGAGCGGTGCGTGGTGGCCGGGAGCGATATGGCGGCGCTGCGCATGCGGCTGATGCAGGCGGGCGTGCAGTAACGGAGGCGACGTGTACGACAGCATGTTACCAACGGAACGGATTGCGCTCTGCACGGCCAGGCTGCTGCAGGGCCGGGCGATGACGGTGCGGCAGGTGGCGGAGGAGTTGGAGATTACCCACTCCGGCGCGGCGAAGCTGTTGGCACGCATCAGCCGGGTGCTGCCGGTGGTCGACGAGGGCGGGGTGTGGCGCATCAATAGCGGGGAGGGTGAGCATGGCGAAGTGGCGTAGAGGCGGCGGCGGTCGGCGGGGCCGGTGGGTGATCGAGGTGATCCATGATGGGGAAGCGAGGGCCGTGTCGCAACGGCTCGGAACTGGATGCGGTGACGGGATGGCGGCGCCTGCTGGCGTGGAATCATGTGCGCCGGTCGTATTGGAAGCGGACGTTACGCCGGAGAGAGCGGCAGATGCGGAAACGGGAGAATCAATTGTTGATGGATGAATTGCTGATTGCTGATTGCTGATGAGGAGCCCGGCCCATGGTGGCCGGGCTTTTTGTTTCCCCAACACCCCAACACCCCACAACCCCAAACACAACCTGCGACTGGCAGTCCGAACACGTGTGCTACGCTGGCGGCATGGCGAGAATTACGTTCGAGCGGGTGGCGGCTGTGCTGGTGTGCCTGGGCGTGCTGCTGGTGGGCGGTGGGGTGTGGCTGGCCTTCGGGCTGGCGGCTACGCTGATCTATGCCGGGGCGGTGTGCCTGGTGCTGGGCTTCTGGCTGGCGCTCGATGCGGCGGATAACGGGAGCGGCGCATGATCCGCAATTGGGTGCGCTCGGTGGCGAAGCGGGCGGCGCCGGTGCCGGTGCAGTCGTCGATGACGATGCACGATTTGTTCGGCGTGCGGTCGGCGGCCGGGGTGAATGTGACGCCGGCGGAGTCGCTGTCGGTGGCGACGGTGCAGGCGTGCGTCTCGCTGATCGCCCGCTCGCTGGCTTCGGTGCCGCTGGTTCTCTACCGGCGCACGGCAGACGGGGGGCGGGAGCCGGCGGAAGATCATCCTCTGTTTCCGATTCTCCATGATCTGAGTAATCCGCTTCAGACGGCGTTTGATGTGCGGCAGCAGTTGTTTGTGAGCGTGCTGCTGTACGGCAACGGGTACGCCGAGATTGAATGGGGCGAGGATGGGTATCCCCGCGCGTTGTGGCCGTTGGCGCCGGATGATGTGACGCTCTACCAGAATCCAGATCGAAGCCTGCTCTACCGGGTGCAGGAGGGGACGGGCGTGCGCTGGCTGCCGTCGTGGCGGGTGCATCACGTGCGCGGGCTGGCGACGGCGGGGCTGCTGGGCATGAGCCCGCTGCGCGCGGCGAACGCGGTGGGGCTGGCCATGGCGACGGAGGAGTTCGGCGCCAGGTTCTTCAGCCAGGGCGCACGCCCCGGCTACATTCTGAGCCATCCGGGGCAACTCTCCGACAAGGCGTTTCAGCGGTTGCAGAACTCGTGGAATGACAGTGCGGCATCCTCGCACAAGACGAAGATTGTAGAAGAGGGTATCAAGGTCGAGAAAACCGGGGTCGCGCCGGACGAAGCGCAGTTCCTGGAAACTCGGGCGTTTCAGGTGGCGGAGATCTGCCGCATCTTCAACGTGTCGCCGGGCTTGGTGGGTGCTGCAGAAACGCAGACATACGCCAGCGCCGAGCAGGACATGATCCGCTTCCGTGAGTTGACGCTGGGGCCATGGGCGAAAAATCACCGTGCAGCCATCCAGCGCGACATGCTGACGGATGACGAGCGGCAGGATTACTTCGTGCAGTACAAGCTCTCCTCGTTGCAGGCGACCGACCTGCTGACGCGCTACCAGGCGCATCAGGTTGCGCTGCTGACCGGGTTCGCTACACAGAATGAGGTACGTGCGCTGGAAGATATGAATCCGGTTGAGGGCGGCGACGATCTCTGGCGACCGCTGAATATGGGCGTCACGGGCCAGCCTGACCCGGCGGCCGTCGATGCGTCGGGCGATATGAGCAACGACAACGATGCCGACGAAGAGCAGGCCGGGGAGAATGGTCAACGGTCAACGGTCAACGGTCAATTGTCAACGGAAGAGACGCCGGGCAAAAGCGAAATTTCTGCGCTTTTGCCGTCGAAGGTGCGGGCGATGTTCATCAGGTTCTGGGCGGTGCGGGTGCTCATGCCGAACTCGGTGACGCACCAGTCGCCGAACTGCCCATGCTCCAGCAGGCGTTTGACGGCGATCAGGCGCTCGCCGATGGCGACGGCGCTCTGCTGGAGGCGCTGGCCGTTGGCGAGGATGTCAACGGCGGCGTCTTCCACGGTGCGGCGGTCTACGGGTGCGACCTGCGTGTAATCCCAGCGCAGGCGCTGGCGCAGGGCGGTGCGGTCGGGCGCCATGTCGGCGACGAGCACGGCGTCGAGGATGTTGGCGGGTGTTGGTTGGCGGTTCACAGTTCCTCCTCTGGTACGGCCATCTGCTGCACGGCGTCGTAGGCGGCGTCGCGGATGGCGTGAATCTGCCACGTTGACAGGCTCTCGGGGTAGGCGATGGGCGTGGCGCGCAGTTTGCTGGCCAGCACCCGGGCGTAAGAGTTGATGCCGGTGTCGTCGGTCTGCTGCCACTTCCAGCACCAGGCGACGATGCACAGGAGTTCGGCACGGGTGGCGGAGGTGATCATGCGCTCCCAGCCGTTGTATTCGTGATGCAGGCCGAAGAGCGAGCCGAGGCCATGCGCCGCGATGCGCAGCTCGTCGTCGGAAAGTTCGGCCATGGCGGAGATCAGCCGGGTCGGCGCTCCCCCCCTTGCATCCCCCCCTTTACCACAACCAAGGTGGGTGTGAGGAGTGTCCTGTACACCACCACCACCATTCTCTACTGATCTGTTCTGTTCTTGTCTCGGCTCGAACTGTTCTAGATGACTTCTAGAACCTTCTAGAACACTTCTAGAAGTGCCGTCGGCGTCATCGGCGGCGGCGGCCCAATCTAGCAGCGTCTTTCGGTACTTGTTCTCGGGGTGAAAGCGGGCCGCCAGTTGTAGGGCGGCCTCCTTGTCCTCCGGTACGATGCCGTGCTCGGTGCGCAGCCAGCCAGGGGGCGGCGGGTAGGCGCTGGGCGTCTCTTTGCGGTACTCGAAGCGGTTGTGCTTGCGGAATCCCTTGAAGTAGAGCACGGCCTGATTGCGGGCGGCCGGGTAGCGCACGACCAGCCCAACCTCGACCCATTCATTGATGATGGCGCCTGCGCTGTCGCGAATGTCGGGGCGCAGCGGGGCAGCCAGGGCAGCCAGGCGCACGGGGTTGGCGTCGATCAGGCCATCACGGTCCAGGTGCGGGATGGTGAGCAGGTAGAGCGTCAGCGCGGGCAGCGTCAGGCTGTTCAGTTCGGGATCGATACTGGCGTCGGTGGCCAGCATGCGGGCACGTGCCATTATTGCTCCTCCTCCTCGGACAGACGGCCGGAGAGGGTGCAGGCCGCCCAGAGGACGACGGCCAGCACCATACAAACGATCACGACGATGACGGCAACCGCGATCAGTTCCATCGGGCTGCCTCGATGATCTCCCGGATGCGCTCGGCGTGCAGGGCTTCGGCCTGGCTGCGCTGCGCTTTCAGGTAGGCGATCTCGCGACTGAGCGCTTCGACGAGCGATTCGCTGCGGGCGAGCTCCACGCGCACGACGGCCAGTTGGTTGGCGGCGTCCATGCTCTTGCGCATGTTGGCGGTGGCGACTGCCTCCAGTTCCATGCGCTGGCGCTCGTGGTAGCGGTCCAGGACCATGGCGCCGACGGCGATGGATGTTGGCGATCATTGCCCGACCTCCAGCCCGGTCACGATGCCATCGCCGAGGCGGACGTACCAGAGAAAATGCCCGGTGCCTTCGGTGGGCGTCGTGCCGATAAGGTACTGCTCGCACGAGTTGTAGCGAATGAGATAGGGCACCACGCTGGACGGGTCGAGGGTGCAAACGATGTGCATGCTGGCCGTCTCCACATCGTATCCGGCGCGGCGGATTGCCTCGTCGAGTTCGGCATCGTCAAACCAGGCGTGCCAGTTGCGCGCCATGGCGGGCAGGTAGAGCGTGGCGCTGCTCGTTGCGGAAATGGGCGGCGGGGCGTCGTCCTGGGCCTGGGCGGGCTGCGACGGGGCGATCAGGGCGCCGAGGATGATGACGGCGGCAGCAAGCGCAGCAAGGCGGCGTTTTCGGCTCGCAGGCGCCGGATTTCGTCGGCGGCAGCTTGCACCAAGCTGCGCGAGAGCGGCCGGGTTGTCAGGGTATAGCGGGGCGTCGATTCCAGCACGGCGTCGAGCGCCGCTAATGGGTCCGCAGAGGTGACGGAGCGTCGAGTGGATTGCTTGGCGGATGCTTCGGTCATAGGTGATCATGAGCCTTTCCTTTATTTGAGGGCGTAATAGATCCGGCTCACCGCAACGGGGGTCCCGTCGGGGAGTTGGCCGGTGATTGACTCTGTGCGGATGCTGCACACGGGCAACGTCGGGCTGTGCCAGCCGTCGGGCGTGCCGACCCACGTGCGCCCGTGCCGGTCCTTCCATCCACCGCGGTGGGCGGCTTCCTGCTCGACCTGATCCTCGACTTCATCCGGGACGCCGATGCGGCGCTGGGGGCGCTCGCGGCGGGCGGCTTCGGCCCGTGCCCAGCCGCCGCGCGGCGTCAATCCGGCCTTGAGGACGAGATCCACGTACCGCAATCCGGTGTGCTTGCGAAAATAGGCCAGCGAGCGGCAGCCGTGCGCCGTGCAGGTGGCCTCGTACCAGTTGACGGCCGGGGCGAGGCCTGCGACGCTGTGGCGCTGGATGTAGGCCAGGGCGGCGGCGATTTCGTCGTCGGTGGTCATAGCACGGCCTCGCCGTCGTGGGCGGCGCTCCGGCGCAGGCGGTCGATCAGCAGGGCGTTGTCGGCGTCGAGTTCGGCCAGCTGCGAGAGCAGGCCATCGGCCAGCACGTTGCGGAGTTCCCGCAGCTCGCCGGCCACGGCCAGCACGGCGGAGGCGATGACGATGGTGCGGTCGTCGGCGCTGCTGGAGTTCATGCCGTGGCCGATGGGTTTGCCCGATTGGAGCATGGCCAGCAAGGCGCCGGCCTGGGCGATCATGTCGGGGGGTGTTGTGTTTTGCTTGTCCATCTGATAGACTCCTGTGTAGAACATAAGGGTTTGTGTTCGATTGACGGCCTCGGGCGTGTGGCGCTCGGGGCCGTCGCTATTGGTGGTGGCGGGCCGACAGGCGGGTAACTTCTGGATTACCCTGCTGACTCGGTTGACCTGCCGGGAATCCGTCCCGGTGCGGTTGCCTGCCGGCCCGGCCTGGCGCCATCGATTCTAGCCGGTGTCGATGGCTCCGATCTGCGCCCCAACGTCGAGGAGAGGATTGGGGATTCTTGGGAAACACAACCCTTAGACTTGGTAAGCTGTGAGGGTTGGGGCGCAGATCGGATTGTGCCGGTTGGCATAGGTTCGGGCGGAGATTCGGGAAAATGTCCCGGAACTGGTGACGAAAAGAAAAAAAATGGTCAGCTTGTCCCTTTCCCTATCGCACGGTCTGCCTATCCTGCTATACTAGAGGGTGAGATCGGCCTCGCAGTCCTCTCTCACCCTCCTGGGGGCGATCCGTGCCGTCTGGGGTTCCCACACAATTCCCGGCGGTTAACCTGGAGGTCCTCATGCTCACCTTCTCCGAGGCGGTGCGTCTGCATCGCCAGCACCTGCGTGCTCGTCGTCGTGCCGACAAGACCGTGGCGTGGTATGCCGAGCAGTTTGCGGCGTTCGACCGCTGGCGGCTGGGCCGTGGCCTGGCTGATGCCTTGCCCGATGCCGATGCGCTCGATGCGTACATCGCCGATCAGCATCTGGCGGGGCATCGACCGTCAACCGTCCACGCTCGTTTCCGGTCGCTGCGTGCGCTGTGCAATTGGTTGCAGCGGCGCAAGAAGATCGAGGCGGCCGACAATCCGTTCGCCCTGCTGGCGCCGGATGATGCGCCGGCGGTGCCGCAGGAGATCCGGCGCCACATTTCGGTGGCGGAGGTGGATCGGCTGTTGGCGGTGATGGCGGGCCGGTCGTGGCTGGATGCGCGCGACCGGCTGATCGTGCTCCTGTTGTTCTACAGTGGATTGCGGGTCAGCGAGCTGTGCGGCCTGGACGTGGCCGATGTGGACAGCGTTCGCTGCGAGGTGCTGGTGAGGTGGCAGCATGCGAAGGGCGAGAAGAGCCGCGTCGTGCCGTGTGTCGAGGATGTGCGGCCGGCGCTGGCGTCTTACCTGTACAGCCGTCCGGCGCATGATGCTGCGTTGTTGCTGGCGTCAGATGGCTATGCGGGCGTGACGGGCCGGCTCACACGGGAGGGCGTGCGGCAGATGCTGATTCGACGGTGCCAGGCGGCGGGGATCGAATACTACAATCCGCATGCGTTCCGGCATGGCTTTGCGATGTGGCTTCTCAACAGTGGCGCCAGGCTGACGACGGTCAGCACGGCGATGGGTCACAGTGACACGGCGATCACGTCGAAAACCTACGCGCACACGACGACGGTGACGGTGCGCCGCGAGTACGAGGAGGCGCTGCGGCGGGTGCGGCGACCCTGACCACATGATTCGGTGTCATGTGTTGTTCAGAGGGGATTCGGGCGTTTTCTGATGGCGTCAAGCGGTCGGCGGGTACTTCTCCAGTATGAGCAGCTTTCTGGCTGCGGTGACTCCGCAGCGGTTCCAGCCGCTCGCCTTGAAACAATATCCGGGGTTCGTGCTCTTCACTGCGCCGGGGTCGACGTAGGTATACAATCGTTCGCCCGGCCATCTTGCCCACGCATGCCGCTCCGCTTCCTCTATGAGTACGCTCGACAGTACGGGCGACTCGTTGCGGAACACCGCACAATTGACGCCGGTCTGTCCGCTCTTGTCGATGAAGCGTCGCCACACGAAGAGGGCGTCGCAGTTCACTGTCATGAGTACCATTTTCTCGCCGGGGCCGACGATCAGGAAGCGATTTCGATAGCCTGGGTCGCTGCGCCTGCCGTCCTTGTAATGGTAGGCGCTGTAATGGCGTCGGTAGAGTGCGGCGGCACGTTGGTCGCCATCCTTTATCGGCAGCCAGTAGTCGGCAATTATTCGGTCCATGTCGCCTCGCTTCCTGAGACGACCGCTCAACAATCAAATACGCCTTGAGTTGCCAGTTGGCTGGCCTGATCCATGACTCTGGATCAGGCAGTTGGGGTTCGAATCCCTGTCCCCCAGCCTTGTACCTGCAATCCGTGTAAAATGCTTATGCGGTTGTTAAGGTACAGCCGATTCGTTGGTCGGCGATGAAGGCGGAGCGCTTTGGCGAGTGGCTCCGCCTTCGCATTTCTGGAGCCTGCTATAATGGCGTTGTGACCAGCAGTCCGGCACGTGGCTGCATTGTCAGTACACGACCGGACAACATAGGAGCAAGCGCCGCAGGCTGAAAGCTCCTACCTGGTCACGCCATTACCTGCTGTCCTGCCATGTAGCGGGCGGCCTGCTCGCAGCGGAGTGCGAGACCCTCTCGGTCCGGCCCGACGTGACGCTGCACGATGAAGCGAATGCCTTCCGGTTCCGTGCCGTTCTGGAGTTCCTGGTCAATGGCGACGACGAGGTCGGGCGCATTGGTGGACAGGTACTCAAAGGACATGCGGTCCAGTGCTGCGGTCAATGCCTTGCCTGTGAGTGACTTACCGTTCGTTTGCTTCACCACTTGATCTCCTTTTCGGCTTCATAAAACGTCAGTTTGGCGATATCCGCATCGTCAACCAGCGGCCATGCCGGGTGCAGCGGCGGCTGCCAAATGTTGCTACCTCTCTCCCTGCGCAGGCTTACCAGGAACCACGCGTACTGCCGCGGTGTCATCTGGAAGTACCGATCCTGCTGAACTGGCCAGTATGGCCGCACAAAGAACCAATCAATGTCTGGGTATTGCATGTCCGCAGGGTTGCGGTGCACTTCCGAGCATTGATAGAGCACCACAAAGACGGGTATCTTGGCGGCTTCACCTAGCAGCCGTGTCATGGTCGCTTTCTTGTCCGATACCGTCTCGTAAAACGTCCTGGCGGTTTCGATCAACGCTACCGGCTTGCGGTCGGTGAAGTGCTTTCCGTGATGCAGAACGAAGTCAATGTCAATCATTCCCATTTGGTCAGCAATGTTGCGCTTGTAGTTGTCGGGATACTCGCACCAAGGGCCCTCGGATACTCGCGGCCGATGCCTATCCGAGTCCAGGCCATCCAGAAAGCGGCCGATTGACTTGGAACGGTGCCAGATGCTATAAGAGAGGTCACGTTGGCCGGTGCGTTCAGTTTGCGCCATACGTCGCACCCTCCACACGCTCCCGGGCCGCTGATGCCGCTGCCGCTGCGATCTCGAAGCCGATGTAACGACGGCCAAGCCGTTTCGCTGCGGCCAGCGTCGTGCCACCACCCACAAACGGATCGCACACGATGCCATTGACCGGAGATAAGGCAGCGATGAAGTGCTCCGCCTCTGCCTGGGATTGCTGCCACGGGTGCGTGGTCTTTTCCTTGCCTCCTGTGGTCCAGTCGCTAAAGAACTGCCACCACGGCACAATTGGCGCCTTCCCGTACATGAGTAACGGTTTCCACAGGTTATCCAATCGCCATTTGCGAAAGGTGGTCGATCCGCCGCTGTGTCCAATGGCGCAGGTCCACATGTACTCCAGGTGCAGCCCCATGCCGTGATATATGTCCGGCAGATGCATCTGGCCACTGTAGGCAATGAGGACGCCGCCGGGTTTCAGTACGCGTAAGGCGAACTCGGCCAAATCGCCGTATAGCTGGCTGGCTTCCTTGTCGTAGGGTGGATCGGTGAATATGAGATCAATGCTGTTGTCTGGGACAGACATGCCTGCGGTTCGGAAGTCGCCGACAATCAGCCAGTCGGGCCACTGCTCTGCGTGCTCGATCTCGGTGCGCTTGCGCTTCTCTACTGACTCGCGCTTGTACTGATCGTGCGCCTTCTGGATTGTCGTCTTGCCTTTTTGGACCGCTTCGAAAAGTTCGGGGTCGCCTTCTTTGAGATTCTTGGCCTTCGCCACGTAGGAGCGATTGGTGCCGAACAGCTTGGCGGCCTGGGCTGTTGCCTTGCGGTCGTCTGGGGTGTCGTCAACATTAGGCAAATTTTTGCCTAATGTTGGATTCAAATCAGTTCGTGCTCCCTGCCGTTCCTTGGCCTCTGCTTCTAGCATGGGCAACGACTCGACGGCGGCGGTGGCGCGTTGGCTGCTGGTGAGGTGCCGGCGGTGTAGATTCAGTGATAGCACGAACTGCACCAGGCTGCCGCTGCCATCCCAGCGGCGGAACGCCGGC